CCCACACGCCGTTCAACTCAACCGCAGGAATCTCAGGTTGGATAACGATAGGGAATGTCTTACCGCCGATAGCGGTGATGCGGTTATATGGGCGTGACTGCAGCGCTGTGTTCAACGGCTGCAGTTGGTAGTCGACGTTCAACGTCCACACGTCCTCGTACGTACCGTCGCCGTCGTCATCTGTCTTCAACGTGATCACCGAAACCAGGTCGTTCTGCAGCAGTACGGTGTAGACGTCACGTGCGTACATCTTCACGGCGTTGGTGGTCTGATAGAAGAATCGACCAGTGTAGCCGTCGATGCGACGTGACGCGCCTTCGATAGCGCCTTCCAACAGAGCGTCGTCAGTTGCGTCTGAGATCCGCAACGCGGCTTTCACCTCGTTCAGCGTGCAATAGCCGTTGGTGATGGGCATCAGATCTCACGTTTCTTGGTTTTGCGCTTGATAGCGCGCTCTGCCACTGGTTCAGTCGTTGCCGTTTCGATCGGTTTATCGCTCTCGACGTAGCCGAGAAAACGTAACTGCGCGCTCACGACTGCAGCACGTTCGTGCTTGCCACGACGCTCGTAGCCGAGCCGCTCAACGAGCAGCGCTTCGATTTGTGCGCTGTTGTTTTGCATACAACCATTATAACACGAAAGCGGCGCACGGTGTTGTCACCGTGCGCCGCTTTGCGTGCTACGCGTTCGTTAGAACGTTGGTGCTGCGAGACCCGTGCCGATGATCTCAGCCCAAGCCTTGGGGTAACGACGCACGGTGAATGCGCTGTAACCGTAGACGATGATCTGCACATCGAGTTCTGCGCCCTTAGGCTGCTCGAAGCGCAACATCATCGGCTCGCCGCTGCCCTGTTCCCACAGGTGCAACTCTTGCGTGTTGCCGATGTAGATCGCGTCCTGGTCACCGTTCAAATCGGTGGGGACGTTCGCATCGGTGACGACAGGCAAGCCTGCGATGGTGTAGCCGCTGTTGCCGTACACCACTGAACCTGCGCCAGTGGCGACAGTGTTCATCGGGTTGTGCGACTGCGGAAGCGCCAACGGGCGGTTCGTGCTGTCAACTGCTGCGAGGATGAAAGCCAAGCGACGCGGGTGCATCACGATGACATTCGGTCCAGCAAAGAACGAAGTCTGGATCTTCTGCACTGCATCCAAAATCTTCGGGTACAGTTCAGCGACTGACGGCGAAGCGTCGGTGTAAGTCACCGTGTTGCCGTTGCCGACCTTGACTTCGTTCACCACAGCGGCATCGAGAGCCGTGTGGTAGGCGCTGACGAGATCCGCCATCACCAACGAGTCGACACCAGTGCCGCGCTCGATCGCCTGACGGCTCACGTTCTGCTGACCAGCGTAGGTGTTCACGTTGATGGTGAGCAGCGTGTCGTCCATGTTGGTTTCTGACACTGCAGCACCTTCGGTCTGCTGAGCAACCGACGAGCCAGTGGTGACGCGTGAGATGTTCAGCGTCAAACCAGCCGACGGCAGTTCGTGCTTACGTGCGATGTCCGCAGTCGGACGACCTGCACGCGCCAACGGCGCTGCGAGACCAGTCAGGTACTGAGGGACGACCAAGCCCGAGAAGTTCGCGCTGGTCACATCGCGACGCTCGACGCGCTCTTCTTGCATGTGGCGTGCGAGACGCTCACGTGCGGCGAAGTCGCCGTTGAACTGTGCGTTGTAGGCGTCGGCGATGAACGAGTTGCGCGACTCAGCAGAGTACGTGCGTGGCTCGGACTTGACAGTGACAACGTCGACTGCCTTCTCGCGACGGGTTTCCACTGCGGCTGCAGCGCGAGCGTCGAGTTCTGCGTGACGCTTGATCTGCTCGTCCAGTTCACGAACTTCGTCGAGAGCCTTAGCGATCTCGCCGTCTTCGTCCTTGGTGATGTCACGCGATTCAGTCACTGCTACAGCGGTGATCTGCTCGGCGCGTGCGAGAGCAGCATCGCGCTTCTCTCGCAGTTTGTCGGTGTAAGTTGCCATGTTGGATAACTCCATGTGTTTGAGTGACTGATGTTGCTTCCGCGAGTGATGTCACTCAGTGACGCTCTTAGCGTCGGCTGCGACTCGGCTAGCGCTGTCGAGCGATCTGAATCTGCCTTTGTCGCAGACTCAAAGAACCCGACACATCAACCGTAACATCTTGACGGCTGCGCAGACTTACAATAGTATCTTCATATGCTGGATAGGTCACCACACTCACGTCGAACAGTTGCACTTCACGCAACTCACGAATCGTGCGATCGCTATTCCACGAATCCTTTACAGTTCTAAACGCGAACGACATCTGCGACAGATCGCCACGACGCATAGCAGACAGAACACGCTGCGCGTCAGGGTTCATCGGGTCGAGCGTAGCCTCAACACGCAAACCGCGGTCATCTTCCTCAAGCATCAACGTACCAGACTTCGTGCGAGCCAGCGGCACACCTTCATGGTCGATCAACAGCCGCACATCAGCACCATCATTCAAAGTTTTAGCGAACGCACCTTTACGGACGTACTCCACAAACGGCATCGGCTCGCTAGGCGAATCGAACACCGAAGCATAGCCAACCAACGTGTTGCTATCTCCCTCGGCGCGGATCTCCAGCGTGGTATAGGCGACAGAGCGGTTCTCGTTTACAGTGTCGCTAATCCAGCGAACTTGCATCGTCTCAACCATATCGCCACCAGTGTAGCCGTTTTTGGTGTTCTTTCGTTCTCCACTATCTGCATCGAGTTGAGTGACGATCCGCTCAGCGTAAGCCTGTGCACGTCGCGCTGTTGTCTTATTTGAGCCGCCGCCCCACAACAACATCGCCACCAAACCAGGTGTGATCTCGTCACCTTCTACCGCGTCCAAATCCATCATGTGGCGAGCGATCCAACCAGGGATGCGACGCCACTTGGCTTCGCTCAACGCTTCACCGTTAGCCATGCGACGTGCATCGGCAACAGTCGCAGGCACAAGCCCATCACCAGATAGACCTTGCTCATGTAGACGCAAACCGCGCTCAGCGGATCGCGCCATGAAAACAGGTGCGACCATGTTCGCACGCACCTCGCGTACGCCGTCGTCTTCCATCTCAGGCTCTTCATCAGGCTCGTCTGGCAACTCCAACTCGGTCTCAGTCTCGATCGACGCAACAAACTCATCAGGCATCATCACAGGGACACCGAGCGTTTTCACCGCAGCGATGTTGTCGCTGTTGTCATCGACGAACGCGGTAACGACGTAGCCTTCTTGCATCAACATCGCGACTGTTTCACGTTTGTAGTCGGCGATCACCATGTCAACTTCTGGCATCATGTACAGCGCGTCGTAATCGATACCTGCAGCAACGAGATCTTCGAGCGTCGTTTCACGTTGCGCTTCTTCACGTCCAGTTACGATAAACACAGGCATATCGAGCGCGTTCACCGCGTCAACCGCTGCACGCAACGGTTCGCGGCTTTGCGTCACCAACGTCTCGTCGAGGTCGATCACCAGGATCTCTTCACCTTCCTCGCGACGTCCCACCTCGCCGAGCGGATCAACCTCTTCAGCGAGCGAAACCGCAACCATCTGATCGATAGCGTCTTGTTTCGTATCATGACACGCAACAGTCTCGTACGAGCCGTCGCTGTTTTGTTTCACAGTTGCCCAACCTGAGCAGCCTGGTTGTGAGTCGCTGATTCCGTACGGCATCGATCAGTCCACGTCTGGCGTCATAACGCGTAGATCCGCTGTACCAACTTGTGACGTAACGACTGCATACATGGTTTGTTTGAGAGGCAGAAAGATTTGATGTGGTGCAGTGTGCTTCTCCAAAGGCATACCGTTGCTGGTAGTAACAGTGCTGTCACCAACGTAGATGGTAGCGCTGGTGACGATCTGCAGATAGATGTAACGGTTCTGATCGTCAGGATTCACGACGACAGTTGGTGTTGTTCCGACGGTTACGACTGTCGACTTCATGCTTCTTCGATCACTTTCTGGTTAGGTGCTGCATCCACACCAAGCGTCGGCAACTCGCCACCTTCAACACCAGCAACAGCCGTACCCTGCACCGACATAATAAACTGATCGCCACCGTCATACGGCTCGCGGTTGTTATCAGCACGCGCCTCGTTCGGCGTCAACGTACCGCTCATGATCTCCAACTGCTGCGCACGAACACGAGTCGTCAAATCAGCACGCTCGAACTCTTCAGCGTCGAACCGCACACGTTGCGTGATCGGCAACATCTCAGAAATCGCATCTTCGATACGTCGCATCCACGGCAGAAGCGTGTAACGCACGTAGTTGATACCAGCCTGTTCGACGTTCTGGTACGTCTGCGAATCGCCACCAGTGCCGCTGATCATGTGCAACGGCACGCGGTAGATACGTGCGATATCGCGTACGATAGCCTCACGATGTTCAAGCATCTGCATATCGGCGGCGCTCGTCGTGATACTGCGCCACTTCAAACCGTTGCTCAACACAGCAGGACGACGACGCTTGTAATGTGAATCTTCCCAAGTCTCGCGCAAGATACGCGCCTGCTCGTTAGTCAACGGTTTGTCAGTCTCCAGGACGCTGCTCGGCGTCGCACCATCACCATAGAACGCAGACAGGAAACGATCCATCGCCAGCGACATGCCGACAGTGTTGCGCTGCACGTCAAGCGGTGAGATACCGCGACGTTGACCAGCCAACACCAACCAATGTACGCTGCGAATGTCACGCAACTCGTAGCGCT